TTCCAGCGGCGATTACAGCACGGCGGGTTCCAGCGGCGATTACAGCACGGCGGCAGCCACTGGGGCTTATTGCAGCGCAAAAGCAGACGGAAAAGATAGCATTGCCGTTGTAAACGGTGCTTGCGGTAAGGCGTGCGGCGCACTGGGCTGCTATCTGGTGCTGACCGAGTACGATGATGACGGCCACATGATCTGTGCCAAAATGGCCCGCGTGGACGGTTCTGCCATCAGAGAAAACGTTTACTACACCCTCAAAAATGGCGAGTTTGTGGAGGTCAAGCCGTGAAGAAGCACTACAACAAGCGTTGGCTTGAACAGTGCTGGGATGCAAGGCAGCCGGAACGATTGGAGCACATCCAGCTGAAGCGGCAGCTGAGAGAAAAAAAGGAGGGGTGTGGCAGTGAAGCCGAGCATGGGAATTGCAGAGTGCTGCCAGATCATGCGAGATAACAACATTTCGGTGAGCGAGCCGATCTTTACCGGTATGATTCAGGCCGGCAGCTTCCCGGCATGGGCGGTGCCGTCTATTGACACCAAAAGCGCCGCTCCGCTGATCTCCCGCGCCGGATTTATGGCGTGGGTGAAGGACTTTTACAAGCTCGAAAAGGTTTATACAAAGGAGGACCCGAGGGAATGAAACTCAAATCCACTACTTACTACTGGTTGGCTGTCATTTTTGGCGGCATTGGAATGGGCGCAGCTATGGGCGCAGAGGGCACCGCGCAGACCACCGGATACATCTCCGGCACGCTGTTTGCGGTGTCGCTGGTGCTGATTCTGGCCGCTGTTCTGCTGGCTCGTCTGGGCTTTGCCGCAGAGGATAGGGAGAGAGCCGCAAAGCGGCGCAAGTACGGCAAGATCAACCGCACCCACGCCCGCAACCAGGAATACCCGGAGAATCAGGAGCGTGGGGCATGATGACGGCCAAAGAGTACGTTGAGGGCAAAGTCAAATCCTACACGCGGCTTGCCGAACGCTGCAAGCGAGAAGCCGAAGCCTCAGACGACATTGTTGTCCGGGCCGGATACTCCGCACGAGCAAACGTCTGGGAGATGTGCGCCGAAGAAATGGACAACGTGCGGGAGATGCTGCAAGAGGAGTCCGGGGAGATCACGTATGCCTGACACTGTCCGCCATGTCATGTGGTACACCGTGTACGATGCCAAGACCGGAGACCTGATCGCCAGCGGTACGTCTGAGATGTGTGCCAGACGGCTGGGTTACAAAAGCGCAAACAGCTTTGCGTCTGCGAGCAGCCACGGCCGCAGCGGCAGGCATCCGGCTCGCAAGTACATTTTTGAGAAAGAGCGTATCCGACGTGATGAGGTAGACAGTCTGCCGCCGATACGCCGCAAAAAAGAAGAGCCTGCCCGTGCTCCAACACGGACAAGCCAAAAGGGTGATGAGTTCGCCGCCCATCACCACAAAGATAACACAAAACAGGAGGTTTTACAAGTGGCGCTTTTGAGAATTTACGATGTGGATCAAGAACCGCCAGCGCTTGTTTCGCAACAGCAATTTCCGGTTGTTTCGGATGCAGTTGCGATTGCCGATGAGCTGGCAAAGAGAAAGCCTGAACGGCTGTACAGGGTGTTTGACGCTGATATGAACGTTGTGTATGCGAGGTGAATATTTATGCAGGATAAAAAATACATGACGAAGCGAGAACGTGTCAAAGACCTTTCTAATAAAGCCGAAGGTATTTATTACTACATCGGCCCGCAGTACATGCTTTTTCGGCTTATTAACACCGGGAACGAGTTGGCAAGCGAAATCAATCACGCGGTGGCATATTTTACCAGCTTTGCCCAGAACGGTGTACTGTACGATGATGGCGCTGGCGGCAGCCGTTCGGTAATCGACTGCATTTACCGCAAGGTTGGGCATTTGATGTGTGATATTGACATTATCCACGCTGCGGGTGGCGCTGAGATTATGCCAGAACCATTTGAAAGCATTGATCGCTGTTATAGTATTGAGTACACAACGCTGCTGCGCGAAGCGGTTATTAAGGGATTGCCAGACGATTACAAAGGACCCCAGCAGAACCCGTACGAGATCAATTTGATTAAGCCTTCGATTGCTTATGGACGCGAACAGCGCGATGCATACGATGATAATTTTTTTGACAGTTTTACCCGCAAAGAAGAAGCTCGTGACCGAAAAGTTGTTTTTCATTGCACAAAATCCGATTTGGACGCAATTAAGCGCTACGCGCACATCATTGATGTAAAGTATACTGAGGAGGAAATTCACCATGCCTGAAAATGAAATCAAAAAAGCACCTGTTGAGCAACTTCAGATGAACGCCGTTTCTGCGCCAGAACCCCCTGCCGTTATCCCCGCTGCGGCACCAGCTCAGCGTCCGCAGAGCTATGCAGAAAAAGTGCAGGGCCTGACCGCAGATGAACGCATTTGGCAGCTGGCAAAATCTAAGGCAGTTGCAATGGCCAATTTGCCGGATGGGATGCTTCCTCAAACCTACGCTGGGAACATTGGCGCTTGCGCCATTGCCTGTGACATGGCCCAGCGCATGGGCGTGTCGTACTTGTTCGTGATGCAAAATCTTTACGTTGTGCATGGTCAGCCTACATGGAGCGGCAAAAGCTGCAAGGCTCTGATTGACAACAGCGGTGAGTTTTCAGGTCGCACCCGCTACCGCATGGAAGGACAGGAAGGTACCGATTCGTGGGGCTGCCGCTTGATTGGCGTGGATAAGCTTACCGGCGAGAATGTTGAAGGCCCTAAAGTCACCGTCAAAATGGCAAAGGATGCCGGATGGTGGAACAAGAACGGCAGTTACTGGCCCCGCATGACTGAGATGATGCTCAAGTACCGCGCCGCCGCCTATTTTGCCCGCGCCGAGTGCCCGGAAGTGCTGATGGGTGCAAACATCGACTATGAATCCGGCGCAGGCGATAGCGCCGAGGAAGAGGTGTAACATGCTTAACGTAGTCGCAATCATGGGCCGGTTGATGGCCGACCCGGAGCTCAAAACCACCCAGCAGGGCACCAGTGTGTGCAGCTTCCGCATTGCCTGCGACCGCAACTTTGCCCGGCAGGGCGAGCAGCGGCAGGCGGACTTTATCGATATCGTGGCATGGCGTGCACAGGCCGAGTTTGTGTGCAAGTATTTCCAGAAGGGCAGCCTGATTGCCATTGAAGGCAACCTGCAGACCCGCCAGTATCAGGACAAGAACGGCAGCAACCGCACCGCCGTGGAGGTCGTGACCAGCAATGTGAGCTTTGCGGGCTCCAAGGCGGCAGACAAGCCCGCCACGGCATCCTACGAGCAGTAGACGGCAAATCATGTGCGGGAAGCAAACGCCGCACACAGCGCCACGCAGGCGGCTCCCGCGTATGATCAGGGAAATATGGACGACTTTGCCACGATCCCGGACGATGGAGATCTCCCCTTTTGATTTCGCAAGCTGTGCTATCTGGCTATACGGGCGGGCAAAGGAGGTGAAAGCGGTTGAAAGAGGAAGAACAGAAAAGCATAGTCATTTACAAATCATGGAAAAAGCCATTGCGTAAATTGTCTCTGGAGCAAAAAGGCAGGATTTTTGATGCGCTGCTTGATTTCCCCGATCCACCGAATTTTGAGGACGACCAGAAGCTCGAAATGGCGTGGGATTTTATGTCCGAGGCGGTGGAATCAAATTCTAAAAAATGGAACGAAAAACGAGAAAAGAGAGCTGCCGCAGGGCGTAAAGGTGCAGAAGTTACAAACGGCAAGCGTCAGCAAAACGCGGCAAATCCGGCAAATGCCGACTTTGACGAGCAAAAACAGCAAAACGCGGCAAATCCGGCTGTATCTGTAAATGGTAATGTAAATGGTAATGGTAATGTAAATGGTAATGGTAATGTAAATGGTAATGGTATATCACCTAACGGTGGTGTATATAATAGCGCCACCCCCGCCGCCGTTGACGTAGAACTTTCTAAAATCGTCCAGCATTATCAGCAGGCCGTTGGGGACTTCCCACGCTCTGCGCTGGACAAGCTGCAGAAGTGGAGGCAGGAGTACAGCACTGAGATGATCCTGTTGGCGATTGACAAATCCACAGAAGCCGGAAAGCGCTCGTGGAGCTACATCAACGGCATATTGTCAGGCTGGAAACGGGACGGCCTGCGCACGCCGGGGGATGTGGAAGCCAACGAACAAAGCCGACAAGCCAGACCGCGAGGCAAGCAGCCAACCGAGACCGTAGACGACCAGCTTGCACGGGTGCTGGCGAAGATGGACAGAGAAAGAGGGTTTGAGACATGACGCGGGAAGACGTGGCAAAGCTGATTCGCATGAATTTTGTGCTGTACAAGCTGGGTTCCAAGCCGCTGACCGATGAGGAGATGAAGACCACCATCGATGTGTGGACGTACCAGTTTGGCGACTATGACGGCGATACTGTCAAGCGGGCTTTTCTGGCGGCGAACCGGGTATGCGTTTATCCGGTCACGGTGGCCGACATCTTCAAGCAGCTTTCCCAGTGTCTTGACCCGTCCGCTGAATGGGAAGCTCTGGCTGTAGCGGCACGCAAGGCACAGACATTTTTGAGCTGGCGAAAGTTCCCGATGGTGATCGGCATTGACGAAAAGGGCGGGCTGCTGCGTAGTGACGGACAGAAAGAGCTGAAAGCCCTGTATGACCAACTTCCCCCGGCGGCAAAATCCTATGCCGGAAGCGTGGGAGGACTGGCAGAGCTGGCTGAAATGCCAGACCTTACATACCGCCGTGCCGAGTTTTTGAAGCAGGCGCAGGCAGATATCACCACCGCCCCCCGTGAAGCTGCAAGGCTGCGGGCGAGCGAGCCGACAAGAAAGGAGATTGAAAAATGAGCGATAAAAGATTGATTGACGCGAACGCTTTGCACAAGCGCATTGAAATGAACCTTCGTGCAAGCAATCCGTTCACTATTGAAGAATGCTGCTATAAGGATGCCCTGAACAGCGTGGACGAGGCTCCAACCATCGACCCGGAAACACTGCGGCCGACATGGCGCAACCCTGAAACGGACCCGCCGAAAGTCGAAGAAGATGTGCTGATTCTGTTTGAAACCGCCTGCGGTGGATATGGGATTACGACGGCTAACTACGAAGATGGCACAGTCTTGTCCCAAAAGAGCGCTTTCTACTGGGAAGAAATTTCCGAGTGGGGAACCTACGATAAAGAAAGCGATGATTACTTTATTCCTAAAGGCTGGTGGGAATATCGTTATTTCAACCAGGATGACATTTACGATAACCGTGTAGATGCTCACGTGGTTGGCTGGATGCCGCTGCCGCCGAAGAAGATTACAAAATGAGCGAATTTATCGACCGCGAAAAAGCCATCGCAAACATCAAAGCGGCATATTGCTGTGGCTGCGAAAATTACAACGGCGTAAGATGCCGAGCGTGTCAGATTATGGACGCGATGGATGTGCTGGAAGATGAACCGGCAGTCGTCCCAGATGTCCAGCGCTGGCGCAAGACCGCAGAAGAGCCACCGACTAAGGCTGATGCAAATGAAGACGGCGACGTCCTGAGCATCAACAACAACCCCAGCGACGGCTTCATAACAAATTGGCCGTGGAACATGGTGGCAGCTTTCCCGGAAAACCTCCCGGTCTGGATGCCCATGCCTAAACGGCCGGGCGAACACCCCAAAAAGCTTTACTGGCGTGAAAATGCATGTACGGCAATTTGCCCCGTTTGCGGGTATGAATGCAACGATGATTATTACCTCGATAAATATTGTCCAGGATGTGGAACACGCCTTTGGTTTAACGAGGAGGAAGCCGAACATGACCAACCTGACATGTAAAGACTGCCCCGACCGGCACCCGATCTGTCACGACAGCTGCCCACGGTACGCCGAGTACAAGCGCCAGCTAAAAGCACAGCGGATCTACACCAACGGGAACCACGCGGCGGAGCGAATCAGCCGTAACGATTTCAACAAAGAAGGATGGATGGGAGGAAGAAAACGGTGAAAGTGCTGATTGCCTGTGAGGAATCGCAGGAAGTATGCAAGGCGTTTCGGGCAAAAGGACACGAAGCCTACTCCTGCGACATTCAGGAGCCGTCCGGCGGGCATCCAGAGTGGCACATCCTCGGCGACGCCCTCAAGGCTGTTGAGGGGGGGCAAGTCGTGACGATGGACGGTGTAACGCATGACGTTGGCAAGTGGGACTTGCTCATTGCACACCCACCTTGCACATACCTGAGCAATGCAGCAACGCGCTCATTCAGCTTGCGTGTCACCCCGGCGGAAAAGGTTGTTGCCCGGTGGGCGGAGCGTGTAAAAGCTGCAATTTTCCTTATGCAGTTCATGTTGGCAGATGTCCCCAAAATTGCAGTCGAGAACCCTGTAGGCATCATGAACACGGCGTACAGAAAAGCCGACCAGATCATTCATCCGTATTACTTTGCCGAAAGCAAGGAAGACGTAGAAAACTATCACACAAAGCGCACTTGTCTTTGGCTGAAAAACCTGCCGCCTCTGGAACGGAAAAACAACTTTCCACCGCCAGAGCCCGTGTACGTCTCAAATGGGGAAAGGCGCAAGAAAATCAGCTGGTGCGAAGGCATACGAAATACGCACAACGGCCAAGAGGGCCGGGCAAAAGCCAGAAGCAAAACCGCACCAGGAATTGCAAAAGCAATGGCAGAGCAGTGGGGGTGAGCAGATGAAGCTGACTCTCTACGGCGACCCACGAACCAAAAAAAACTCTGCCCGTATCTTTAAAAGCCGCTCAGGCGGGCGCTTTGTGGCCCCTAGCAAGGCCTACGTGGATTATGAGACGGACTGTCTGCGGCAAATCAAAAGGCCGCACAGCCCCATTTCTGCCCGCTTGAACGTGAGGTGCGTGTACTACATGAAAACCGCCCGCCGGGTCGATCTAGCAAACCTCATCGAGGCTACAACAGACATCCTGGTGAAAGCCCGCGTGCTGGAGGACGACAACAGCAAGATCGTGTCTGCCCACGATGGCAGCCGGGTGGATTACGACAAACAAAACCCCAGAGTGGAGATCTGGATTGAAGAAATGGAGGAGTAATATGGGACTTGCAACGCTTGGCTTTTTAAGCTTTTGCTTTGTACTGTTTGCCGGATACTTGCTTATTCTTTGGCTTGCACTGGAAGAACCTGAAATTGTGATTCCGGCTGTAATCGTAGCACTTTCTATTTTTATTTTTTATACCACGGGAGGGAATGCGGCATGATCCACACATGGACACCTGACACCGACACGCCGAAGCCGGACGGAACCGATTACCGGTCTGTCAAGGCATGGCTGAACCGCTACCGCGAAGCAGAGAAAAGATACTACTTGCTGTCTGACCGTCTGGCCGAAGCACAGGAGGCCACCCGGCACATCACCCAGAGCCTCAGCGCGGCCCCCGGCGGCAGCAAAGATGGCCAGAGCCTTGCCCGGGCTGTGGAACGCGAAGAGGAAGCGGAGCGCCGCGCCTATGAGCAAAGAGCGGTCTGCGACAGGCTGTTTCTTGAGATCAGAAACGCGCTCGCCCAGATCCAGAACGAAAAAGCATACACGGTGCTGTACAAGTACTATCTCGATTGCCTCACGTGGGACAGGGTCGCAAAAGATATGAATTACTCTCTGCGCATGGTCTATGTTTTGCGGCGCAAAGCAATGGATGAACTGAGCCTTTGAAAACATTGCACTGTCATTACATTGCGGTTTCACTATCGCATGGTGTAAAATTGTATCATCGGAAAAGCCAAAAGGCAAACCGATGCACGCAGCCTCCGAAACGTGTCCCTTCTTAGCATTTTCCTCCTTTTCTGCTTGCAGGTACCGGGCTTTGCTCTCCTTCACGTTTCGCGCTGCTTCTATGCGATACACTGAAACAAAGGCAGCCTGCCGCTCATGAGAGACAGGAGGCGGTTCGATTCCGCCGTATCGCACCATATGGCGCATGGACTAGACAACCCGCAAGGCCGCACGTGCAACCTCCCGTGCCGAGAAAAGGCCTTAGAATCCTTGCCAAGGTGTAGCTTTCCTGACAGGATGTGCGCCAACCAACAGCCCCGGCGGCGAACCGGAGCTGTTTTTATATGGCCGCCTGAGCGCAGTTTGGAGCGCGGCGCGTGTGTGTAGACACGGCTGGTTCGATTCCAAGGGCGGCTTTTATACTCCGGTAGCTCAAGTGGTAGAGCAGCGGTCTCCAAAACCGCATGTTGCAGGTTCGAGTCCTGCCGGGAGTGCTTGCGTGCCCTATGAGGGGGCTGCGCAATAGCGGGGCATCCGGCCGCGAAAGTTCCGGATGCAGCAGTGCCCACCGTTTGACGCATGTCCAACGCACTGAATGCACGGGCGCTGCTTATATGCCGTCATAGCTCAATTGGAAGAGCGCCGCCCATTTAAGGCGGGACAACGTTGGTGACACCACGGGAACATCACTGCACAGCCAACCACTGCGCACATCCATTCCGTGGGTGCTGGTTCAAATCCAGCTGGCGGCACATTCGATATTTTGACCGTTCGGATTTCCGGGCGGTTTTTCTTTTGCATGGGTTTAGAGAGGTGGTGGCGGTGGGGGCAAAACTGACAGACAGACAGAAAAAGAAAATCATTGCGGACTATGTACAGCTCCACAATTACCGCAAAACTGCCAAGCTGAACAACGTCGCCGAAAGCACTGTGCGCAAGGTTGTGAGCGAAAATCCGGTATGTGCAGATTTGTGCGCCTTAAAAAAAGAGCAGAACACCCGGGATATGCTTTCATATCTGGACAGCAAGCGCGGGGAAGCGCAGAATCTTCTCGGGCTGTACCTTCAGGCGATGGCAGACCCTGACAAAATCGCAGAAGCGACGCTGCCACAGCTGTCCACGGCGTTCGGCACCATCGTGGACAAGTTTGCTATGCTGGGAGACCAGAGCGGCATAGAAGCCCCGGACGATGGCCTGCTTGAGGCCCTGAGCGCTGCCGCAGACATCAGCCCGCCGGATGACGTGGAGATGCTTCCGGAGGAAGAGGACGACAATGCGGAAAAGTAACGGTTTTCGATGGAAAGCTCTCAGCCAGCGGCAAAAGATGGTTCTTTGCTGGTGGACACCGCAGAGTGCATACAGCGGTTACAACGGCATCATTGCAGATGGCGCTATCCGATCGGGCAAGACCTTTGCCATGAGCTTCTCTTTCGTCCAGTGGGCTATGACCTGCTACAGCGGCCAGCAGTTTGCCATGTGTGGCAAGACCATCGCCAGCTTCCGGCGCAACGTGCTGGGGACGCTCAAGCAGCAGCTTGCAGCCCGGGGGTTCAACGTCAAGGAGCACCGGGCAGAAAACTGCATGACCGTCAGCAAGGGCGGCAAAACAAACGAGTTTTACTTTTTCGGCGGCAAGGACGAGAGCAGCCAGGACCTGATCCAGGGTATCACCCTTGCCGGGGCATTCTTTGACGAGGTGGCCCTGATGCCGCAAAGCTTCGTCAATCAGGCCACAGCCCGTTGCTCTGTCACCGGGTCAAAGTTCTGGTTCAACTGCAACCCGGGCAGCCCGCAGCACTGGTTTTATCTCGAGTGGGTGCGGAAATGCCGCTCCCGCAAGATGATGTATCTCCATTTCACGATGGACGACAACCTGTCACTTTCCGAGGACATCAAGGCCAGATACCGCAGCCAGTACAGCGGCGTTTTCTATCAGCGCTACATTCTGGGCCTGTGGACCGTGGCGGAGGGTCTTGTCTACGATATGTTCGACCGTAAGAAGCACGTCATTGACAAGCTCCCGGAGCTGTCACCAAAGAGCGCCTATGTGGCGTGCGACTTTGGCACCCAGAACGCAACGGTTTTTTTGCTGTTCCAGAAGCAGGCAGATGCAGACTGCTGGATCGTCACCCGGGAGTATTACTACAGCGGCCGGGAACAGAAGCGGCAAAAAACCGTGGGCGAGTACGTCACAGACCTCAAGGCGTGGCTGAATGGTCTCAAGCCGGAGAGGATCATCGTTGACCCCTCTGCCCTGCCCCTGATTACAGAGCTGCGCAAGAACGGATTTACACAGACCCCTGCAAACAACGACGTTCTGAGTGGCATTCTGGACGTGCAGACCATGCTGCAGACCGGGCGGCTGAAGATCTACAAAGACTGCAAGCACACGCTGGAAGAGTTTGGCGTGTACGCTTGGGATCCGGACAAAGACGACACCGTGCTGAAGGTCAACGACCACTGCATGGACGCTATCCGTTATTTCGTGCGCACAAAGCGCCTTGTGAAACTGAGGGATTGATTTTGAGCACTGTATACACATTCCAGACCTTCCAGCAGGCGCAAGCCGCCGGGGAACAGCCTGATTTCATCCGGCGATTCGTGCAGCAGCACTGCGCTTCCAAGCCCTACAAGATGGCGCTGGACGCTGATTTGTACGATGCCCAGAAAAACCCGGGGGCTGAACGCTTCGCGCAGGCTTACGCTTTGATGCTGAAGCGCCTATCCAAAAACACCAAGCAAGACATCCTACACCCCGATATGGTCAAGAGTAATCTTTTCCGGCGGCTCAACAAGCAGCGGGCGACCTACTCCCTCGGCAACGGCGTGGTCTTTGCGGACGATGGCGTGGACAAGGGCAAGCTGGGGCAAAACTTTGATGAGCAGATCCAGAAAGCCGGATATTTTGCCCTGATCCACGGTGAGAGCTTTGGATTCTGGAACAACGACCATCTGGTGGTGTTCAAGCTGACCGAGTTCGCACCCCTGTACGATGAAAAGACAGGCCTTTTGCAGGCGGGTGTGCGCTTCTGGCGGCTGAATCCTGACACGGATATGCACTATATCCTGTACGAGCTGGACGGCTTTACCGAGTACACGGAAAGTAAAATCGGCAATGTGATGCAGGAGACCGTGCCGAAGCAGGCATACAAGAGCGTGACCGTCACCACACCCGGCGGCGGGCTGGAAAGCGTAGAGGGCGAAAACTACAGTGCCCTGCCCATTGTGCCGCTGTGGGGCTCAGACCTGCACCAGAGCACCCTTGTGGGGCTGAAAGCCTACATTGACAACACCGATCTGGTGATGTCTGGCTTCTGCAATGACCTGCAGGACTTTTCGCAGATTTACTGGCTGTGCGAGAACTTCAACGGCATGACCGATGGCGAGCTGCAGGAGTTCCTTGTCAAGCTGAATCTGTACCACATTGCAGGCGCAGACACCAGCGAGGGCGGCAAGATCACGCCCTACACCACCGAGATCCCTGTGACGGCCCGGCAGGCTCTTTTGGAGCTGCTCCACACCCGGGTGTATGAGGACTTCGGCGGTCTGGATGTGCACTGCGTCAGCGCGGACAGCACCAACGACCATCTGGACGCAGCCTATGAGCCGCTGAACCAGAATGCGGACGACTTCGAGGCGCAGGTCAAGCCGTTCATCCGGCAGATCTGCGCGCTGGCTGGCTTTGACAACGCCATGCCGACATTCAACCGCAGCAAGATCACCAACACAGCTGAGCAGGTCAGCATGGTGATTTCCGAGGCGGCGATCATCGGGCAGGACATGGCCATTGACCTGCTGCCCAACCTGACCCCGGAACAGAAGGAGCAGGCTAAGGCGGCGCTGATGGCTGAGAGCGCAACGCGGGAGACCGTGGGCGAGGAGGAGGACGAAGACGATGGCGAACCTTAAAGTTCCGGTAGAAGGCAAAATTGAGGTCGATTTTGCCGATGAATCAAAGGTACTTCTGAAACAATTTGTTCGAGCTACCGAAAAAGCTTGCGATCAAATTGTTTGGCATGAAATCAAGAAAGAAGGGCTTCCTCCACCTCACAAAAAAGGTGAGCTTGAAGAATATCTCCTTACGGTTTGCTACGCGGACACACGAAAGCAACAAGAAAAAGGCGTTTTTTCTGAATCAAGAACAACCAGCGGACATTACGCTGAGGGTTTAGGATGGGTGCACGACTGGCAGGAATACGTTCAGGTCGTAGATTATGACTATGCCGAAGTTACACACTGGGCGGAAATGCCGAAACCCGCTACAATTTTTAGTGAGTGATGAATGAGTGATGACCGACCGTGACCGTATCTCTACCCGCCAGCTGAACCGCCTGCGCCGCCGTATCCTCCGGGTGTACGGCACTGCCCGCCGGGAGATGCAAGACCAGCTCACTGAGTTTCTGGCAAAGTACAAAGCGCTGGACGAGCGCAAGCGGGCGCAGCTGGACGCAGGCGAGATCACCGAGGACGATTACCGCATCTGGCTGCAAAATCAGGTGTTTCAGTCCGATTTGATGCACGCCAAGCTGGACGGCATCACGCAGACCTGTACCACAGCCCAGCAGACGGCCTACAAGCTGGCCCGGGACGAGCAATACAATATCTTTTCCTTTGGCGCAAACTGGACGTTCTACGAGCTGGAACAGGCTGCAGGCGTGACGTTCGGGCTGACCCTGTACAACACCGAAGCGGTCAAGCTTCTGCTGAAGGAGAACCCTCGCATGGTGCCCAACAAGCGTATCAAGAGCGAGAGCAACCGCACCTATGACGCCCGGGTGTTCAACCGCTACGTCATGCAGGGAATCGTGCAGGGCAAGAGTGTCCACGACATCGCCGTGCAGGCCGTCAACGGCATGGCAGACACGGAGATCCACTGGGCCATGAACAACGCTGTTACGGCCCTTACCAGCGCCCAGAACGCCGGGGCTTTGCAGCAGATGCGCAACGCCCAGGCTTTGGGCATCGAGGTCAAAAAGCGGTGGAACTCCACCCACGACTACCGCACCCGTGAGATGCACCGCTTGCTTGACCAGCAGACGGCAGAGCTTGACGAGCCGTTCAAGGTCATGGGGTACGAGATTCAGCGCCCCGGCGACCCCAGCGCCGCGCCGGAGATGGTTTACCACTGCCGCTGCGTGCTGTCCTCTGCGCTGGGCAAGTATCCCCGGCAGAACGCCATGCAGCGGGACAATGTGACCAAAGAGACCGCCCCCGTCATGGATTACACCGAGTGGTATAAATCCAAGGGCGGAAAGGAAAAAGAGCAAATGTGGTGGGCAGAAGAGCGAAAACGCAGAAAGGAGACTGCAAAGCATGGATGAGAAGAAGCCTTGCAAATTTTGCGAGAGGCTTGCGTGGTGGAAGAAAAATTCCCCCAAAGGGGAAAACGACCTTTACACCACGTTTCAAGTCAGTCTTATCACAAAAACGCACAGGAAAGGCGCAGGCGTGTGCGGTACGGTAACGCATCGTGCCGGACAGCTGAATTTCTGCCCTGAGTGCGGTCGCATCTTAAAGAAAAAGCGAGAACCGAGGGACAAGCCGTGAACTTTAACTACGACATCAAATTCACCGACAACACCCCGCAGCTGCATGAAGCTCTGGATTCATGGGCGGAGCGGGTGCTGGCCCTCTGGGGCATAAAGGTGCAGGACTACGCCCAGCCGCTTGTGCCCACAGGCACGGCAGACAGCACGGGCATAGAGGGCTATGTGGGCGGTGCGCTCAAGCAGAGTTTGACCTTTGCCCTCGACCTTGCCAAAAAGACCGTGACCATCGGCAGCAATTTGTTTTACAGCGTCTATGTGGAGCTTGGCACGGGCATCTTTGCCGAGAAAGGCAACGGACGCAAAACGCCGTGGGTCTGGAAAGACTTCAATGGCAAGTGGCACTTTACCCGGGGCATGGCCCCTCGTCCGTTCCTGCGTCCGGCGGTGGAAGATCACATTGACGAGCTGCGAGAGATCGCAGTGGAAGAAGGAAACAAGGGAGAATGATATGCCAGAAGAAAAGCTCTTTCCGGCAATTTTTACAGCGTTTAGCATTATGCTACTTGAGTATATGCTTTATGAATTCCTGAAGGATTTCACCGAAGTAAAAGACCCGCTTCTCGCCGCCTTTTTGCTTAACGTCAGTTTTGGCTTGATCTCCTTTACGGTTTATCTTGCACTCTAATTCAATATCTCAGCGGTTGGCGCACAGCGTCAGCCGCTTTTTTATGCCGTTTTAGCTCAGGTTGGCAGAGCACCGGACTTTTAATCCGGGGGCCGTGGGTTCAAGCCCCACAAGCGGCACCACACCGGCAGCACGTCCGGCAAATAAACCTTATTGCCAAGCATGGCAGCCCGAGCAAGGGCGGAAAGGACTATCACATGGCACTCAAAAGAGCTGACATCCGAACGATTCTGGAGAATACCGAAACCTCCAACGATGACAAGGCCAAGGCCATTCTGGACGCCCTGCACAAGGAGACGGACGAGATCAAAGACCAGCTGGATGCAGAAAAAACAGCCCGCACACAGGCCGAGAAAGAGCGGGACGAGGCCAACGGCGGCAAGCAGGCCGCCGAAAAGGCGCTGACCGACTACAAGGCCCAGCAGACCAAGAAGGACACCCACGCAGCCAAGGAAGCCAAGTTCCGGGAGCTGCTGAAGACCGCCGGGGTTCTGGACAAGTACGCAGACCGCGTTGTGCGGCTGTCCGGCGAGGACATTGACAAGCTGGAGCTGGACGAAAAGGGCAACGTCAAGGACGCCAAGAAGCACGCCGACAGCCTGAAGGCTGATTGGAGCGACTTCGTAGGCACTACGACCACCACCGGCGCGAAGGTGGACACCCCGCCCACAAACACCGGCTCCAAAATGACCAAAGACCAAATTTTTGCGATCAAGGACGCTGGCCAACGCCAGGCGGCCATCGCAGCAAATGCCGACCTGTTCACAGGCGGCGGAAAGGACTAATACATGGCAGCAAAAGAAAATATCACCATGACCACCGATATCACCGTAGCCGCGCGTGAAATCGACTTTGTGACCCGTTTCCAGCGCAACTGGGACCATCTGCGCACCATTCTGGGCATCATGCGCCCCATCCGGATGCAGCCTGGCACCGTGCTCAAGAGCAAGTATGCACAGGGCACCCTGCAGAGCGGCACCGTGGGCGAGGGCGAAGAGATCCCGTTCAGCAAGTACACCGTCAAGGAGAAGGAGTACGGCAAAATCACCATCGACAAGTACGGCAAGTCTGTCACCCTTGAGGCAATCCAGAATTACGGCTACGATGTCGCCGTGCAGAAGACCGATGATGAGTTCCTGTACGACCTGACCGCTCTGGTAACGGATAAGTTCTACAAGTTCCTGAACACCGGCACCCTGAAGGGCACTCCCAAGACCTTCCAGATGGCGCTGGCACATGCCAAGGGCGCGGTCGAGAACAAGTTTAAGACCATGCATCGCACCGTGACCGGCGTTGTTGGCTTTGTCAACGTGATGGACGTGTACGACTATCTGGGCAATGCCAATATCACCGTGCAGAACCAGTTCGGCTTCCAGTATATCAAGGACTTCATGGGCTACAACACCATCTTCCTGCTGTCCGACAGCGAGATCGCGAAGGGAAAGGTTATTGCCACCCCGGTAGACAACATCGTCATGTACTATGTGGATCCTGCGGATAGCGAGTTTGCCCGCGCAGGTCTGGTCTACCGGACCGCAGGCGAGGCAAGCAACCTCATCGGCTTCCACACTCAGGCAAACTACAGCACCGCAACCTCCGAGAGCTACGCCATTATGGGCGTGACCCTGTTTGCTGAGTATCTGGACGGTATCGCTGTCGAGACCATTACCCCGGGTGAATCGGTCTAACCTGCAAGGGGGTGACTTTGCATGACCGTCCATGAGCTGTGCGTTTACACGCACAATTTCTTTGACCGGGCGGACGACCCCGTTTCCGGGGAGTTTGCTTTTGAGCCGGATACCGTGCCCGCCGGGGTAGTGCGGGGGCAGTATTTTCTCGTGTGCGGATCCATCTTCAATGACGGCGTGCACAAGGCCGGGGACGGCGATCTGACCGCCGAGACCTTCGCCGGGACGGTGCAGCCTATGCGCGTGCCGCCTGATTTTGTGGCGTTGGCTGAAAAAATCGACGCATACGACAAGGCGCTCCCGTCCGGTGGCGTGTATGTGTCCCAGTCCTTTGCCGGGTGGTCCGGCACGATGGCCACAGGCGCGGACGGGCTGCCTGCAGACGGCAAAACCCGCTATAAATCCGAGATCAATCAGTGGAGGAAGATGTGACATGGTCAATCCGTTCACTGCATCCACCGTGATGCAGAGCTTTACCCAAAAATACCGTTTTCAGACCCGCAGCTATGAGCCGGACGGCGTCGGCGGCTTTGTCTCTGGCTGGACGGACGGCCCGGAATTTGAGGCCGTAGAGCGCCACGATACCACCGTGGAGGCTCAGGTTGCAGAGCAGGCGGCTACAGCGTCCACCTATACGCTGCTGGTCAACACCGGTGTGCCGCTGGCCTTCCCGGATTACATCAAGCGGGTGAGCGACGGGCAGACCTTTCAGGTGACGAGTGCAGCCGATGAGGGCAGCGCTCCAAAAGAATCCGGCATGGGCCTGCGGGCCGTGAAGTGCAAAAAGGCGGTGCTGCCGTAATGGGACCGTCTGAGAGCATCAACCGGGCGCTGAACACGTTTTTCAACGGTTTTGGCATCCCGGGCTATCTGGAAGACAACATTCCGCCCGGCGCAGAACTGCCGTATCTGACCTATCAGCCGACAATTCCCAGCGGCTGGAATGAGTCCAGCACCTTCCACTCCCGGCTTTGGTATCCGAGTGCCAAAGGCCGGGCGCCTATTTTGCAGACCGAAGACAGGATAAGCGCAGCCCTTGCAGATGGCTTGACCATCGAATGCGAGGGCGGCGCTATTCTTTTGCACAAAGGCACTCCGTGGGCGCAGCCGCTCGACAACCCGCCCGAGGGTTATTTGTGCGAATACCTCAATTTTGAACTCACACGGTTTATACCGTGAGTAAAGGAGCAATATGGCAAGAAAATTTTCCAAAATTTCGCAGAAAGCGTTCGAATCCATGCAGTTCAACGCAGGCATCGTGGTCAACAAGTTTGATGTAACCGGCGAAACCGAAGTTCAGGATGCAGACATCATCACCGCCACCACCGGCGGCATCACCGCGACCTGCAAGGCAAACTTCACCGATCTGGGCGCGGACGTGGACAACGCCCAGAAGAACACCGCAGAGCTGATGCAGATCGAGGACTACGACTGCACGCTGGCCTTTACGGCCCTGAATGCAACCACTGACGTTATCAAGCTGGCCCTTGGTGCAGCCGATGTGGCAGAAAAAAAGGTCACGCCCCGCATGACACTGGACCCCACTGAAAGCACCGGTGACTTTAAGGACATCTGGTGGGTCGGCGACACCATTGACGGTGGCTTTGTGGCCGTCAGGCTGATGAATGCACTGTCCACCGGCGGTTTGACCCTGAAGACGACTGACAAAGGCAAGGGCAACATCTCCGTTACCCTGACCGGCTGCCCCCGTCTGGGCAGCGACGTGGTGCCCATGGAGTGGTATTACAGCCCCAAGGCCGCAGCATAAGGAGGACATCGTATGAAATTTTTGACAGAGCTGCCCGATGAAGAGTTTCTCCGCCACTGCTGGCAGATCGCCGATGTGGCGGAGGAGGTCTTGGAAAAATCCAAAATCATGGAGCTGCGCAAGGTTCTGCCGGTCCTGACCGGCGAGGAAACGCCGGAGGAGCTGGAACAGAAGAAGAAGGAGCAGGCAAAAAAGAACATCCAGGCTATGGCAAAAAGCTTGCTGTTCGACAATGCCGCTGCCACCGCAAAGCTGCTTCCGCTGCTCTATGAGCCAGACGTGGATGAAAACGGGGTGGCTGAAAAAATCGGCCCGTTCAAGAAGATGCGCGCGGTGAAAGAACTGCTGAACAACGATGATGTGCTGGATTTTTTGCTCTGGTGTCTGCCGTTGGTGCTGGCGGGTACAGACGCCTAATTTCTTCCATCAGCCCGGACGCGCTGCGGCTGTTTGGCAGGCCGTACATTTTGCAGCACTGCCTGAACGCTTTGCGGCAAGAGCGCATCACGCTCAGCTATCAGGCGTACATGACGGACGCTCTGGCGCACCTTATAGGCGCGGAAGAGCGGTGGTACGACATGGTGGCCGGGCTTGTGGAAAACCGCCCACAGCCGCCGCAGCCGTCCGCTGATGAAGTGATAGCACACATTAAAAATGGCCTGAACGGGGGTGATGGAACCTGAAACTTTTTGAATTGAGCGCCACCCTCGGGCTGGACGACAGCGCCTACCGGCAGGGCATCCAGAATGTACAATCCGAAACGAAAAAAACCGTTTCTTCGCTGTCAGGAGAGTACAGCAAGGCCGCAAAGGCCGTAGTGGAACTGACCAGACGTTACAACGAATCGGTGGGCAAGACCGGCAAAGCATCCTCTGAGACCAAAAACCTCAAGACCATGTTGGCACAGGCAGAAGCACAGCTCAGGGCAACCACGACCGCGCTGAAAGCTGCAAACAACGGCATGGACGGCTTTGCCAGCTCCACGGATAAGGCATCCGGCAAATCTCTGGCCAACGCCATTACACAGGGCACGGTCATGGCGAACGTCTTCTCGAAGCTCGGCTCTGCTGCACTCAGTGCCGCAGAGGGGTTCATCTCTTCCGGCATCGAGTACAACGCCCAAATCGAGAAATACACCACTGGCTTTACCAATATGCTGGGCAGCGCGGAAGCCGCCCAGCAGGTCATGAGCCAGATCCAGGAAGATGCGGCAAAAACCCCGTTTGATGTCGAGTCCCTGACAAAGGCAAACCAATACTTGATCTCTGCAGGCGAGAACGCTTCCTATGCCCGCAATACCATCATGGCGCTGGGCGACGCGGTATCTGCGACCGGCGGCGGCAACGACGAGCTGAACCGCATGTCCCAGAACCTGCAGCAGATCGCTAACACCGGCAAGGCTACAGCGGCCGATATCAAGCAGTTTGCTTATGCCGGCATCGACGTGTACGGTATTCTGGCCGACTACACAGGCAAGTCCACCGCCGAAGTGCAGAAAATGGCCATCAGTTATGATCTGCTGACGCAGGCCCTGCAGGCCGCTTCCGAAGAGGGCGGGCGTTACTATAACAGCATGGACACCCAGAGCCAGACCATGAATGGCCGCGTGTCTACCCTGAAGGACAACGTGAGCCAGCTGGCGGGATTGCTGACCGGCGATTTATCCAGCGGAGTCGGCGTTGTAATCGGCAATCTGAACGACATGCTCGTCGCAGCACAGGAAGCTTACAAAACGGACGGCTGGATTGGTCTCGCAGGCGCGATCACCGGCCTGACGGAGCCTATCAACACGGCAAAAAACGCTCTCAAGGACTTCGCGAGCAAAGCCACCACATGGCTGGATCAGCTGAGCTACAAGCTCAACCGTTTTCTCGGAAAAGCCGCCACAGCAGACTTCGATACCTACGAAGAGTACGCGGATGCAAATAACCGGAAGAGCAACAAAAACCGTTTACGGCAAAATGCTCTGAATGGCATTGGCATCAGCAACAAGAGCTGGTCGGAGCGTCAGGCGGAGCTGGCGGCAGCCAGCGGCAACGGCGGCAGCTCCATTACAACCAGCCCATCTGGTTCTTCCGCTGGCAAAAAATCCAGATCCTCCGGCTCCAAGTCCACCACCGAAACTGTCATTTCGTCCATCTCCAGCACAGCTACCACCACCGCGCAGAATGCGCTGGGCGCTGTGACCACCAGCATCCAGACCCTTACCGAGAAGGTCAAGGACAGCTCCGGCAAGATCAAAGACCGCATCACCGAGACCACCACCACGACCGGCAAGGAGATGGTGAACGGTGTTGCCACGACCTTTAAGCAGGTCGAGACCAAAGTCAACGGCACGGTCACAAAGGTCACAAAGACCTATGACGACATGTCAAAAACGCTGCTGGGCACCTTTACCAACGTCTCGGAAACCATCTTTGACGGCATCACCACAAAGGTGCAGCAGGCGGTGGAGAAGTACGCGGACGGCAGCGAGCATATCAAGAAGACCGTCACAGAGACCGGCCAGCGCGTCGGCGAGAACGGCGCGGAGACCTACGAGAAGATCATCACCTACATCGACGGCATTCAAGACAAGGTGACGGAGACCTCCAACGAGATTGACAAGAGCGTAAAGGGCACCCAGAGCCGCATTGACCAGCAGCTGAGCGAGGCTTCCGGCCAGCTGGATAAGGGCATTTTCGGGCTGGTAAAAAGCGCCTTTAGTGATGCCAAAAACGGCGACTGGGCAGGTCTTGGGCTGGATCTTGTCAATCTGATCTGGGGCGAAGTATCGCAGAAGCAGCGTGACGTGATCTCTGATTGGCTCAATAAGGCACTGACCGCGGTCAATGAGGGCTACTTCAGCGGCGGCATCGGCAAGGCATTTGATATCTTCCAGAAGCTTTTTTCTGACGGCGGGGTAAAATCCGATATCGACGGTGTGACCAATTCGGTCAAGGCTTTTGGTGAGATCATCGACGGTCTTGCAAAGTCCGGCGGCGTGGGCGGCACTCTGGGCAGCATCGTGCAGGGCTTTTCCGGCATGGCTGGTGGCATCACGTCTGCGCTGGGCACTATTGTGTCTTTCGTTGCAGCAAATCCTATTCTTGCCCTGATCCTGGGCGTGGGTGCTGCGGGCGCAGTCGCTGGCGGCATCGGACTTGCTATGTGGATGAACAAAAAGAACGACCAGAAGCCCGTCAGCCACTATCAAAGCCCCTTTGACAAGACCGGCGTGTATGACAGTCTGGGAACCTTCTCCACCCGCGCAGCCCTGCAGTACCGCGTTACCGGCCAGCAGTCCATCGTTGACCGGCAGACCAGCATCCTGGAACGCATTGAAGGGATGTTGGACGAGCATCTGCCAGACATCGGCAAGGGTCAGGTGGTCATGGACTCCGGTGAGCTGGTGGGTGTGCTGTCGCCCCGCATGGCGACCAACGTAGATGCACGCATCGGCGTGACAGTGGAACGGAAAGCGAGGGGTGTGTAATGGCAAAGCTTCTGGGGGCAAAAATCGGCAATTTTCACACCCTGACAGATTGGGGGCTGTACCTCAAGGTAGGCAGCCCTAAAATCGGCGCGGCAGAACCGGAAGAATACCTTGTGCAGGTCACCGGATCTGATTCACTGCTGAACCTGACCACATGGGACGACGGCAAGGTGCACTATAAAAAGCGCACCATCACCATGGAACTGCTCTGCAACGCGCCAAAAAGCAAGTGGCCTTACATCGAAAGCACCATTGCCAATGCCATTCATGGCAAGTGGCTACAGTGCCGCTTTGATGAAGACCCGGCGTGGTACTGGGAAGGGCTTTGGAAAGTCACACCCTCCCGCGACCGGCTTTCCAGCACCTTTACCATCACCGGCACCTGCAACCCCTTCAAGCGCAGCGTCTACGACGGCACCAACGACTGGCTGTGGGATGACTTCAACTTTGAAACGGACATCGTGCGCAACTACACGGATATCCCGCTCAAGGCAAACAAAGACGTTCAAGTGTCCATAACCGGTGCGCCCCGTGCGGCCGGCATCTACTTCCAGCGCAGCGAGACCGCCGCAAACATCGCGGTGTCTCTCAATGGCTTTGAAGTGGGCATTCTGGCCAAGTCCACCGACTGGCAGTATATCGAGGGGCTTACTATGCCAGATGGCGTGGTGGGCACCCTCGTTTTTGCTGCATCGGCAGACTGCAGCATCAGTATCAAGTATTTGGGGGCAAGCCTATGAGCTACAAAGTTTATGCTGGTTTGCAGACGGATGTAGACACATGGAAAACTAAAATCTGTATCCACGATATCAGCGATATTACCGACACGAAAAAGCTCATCAGTCCCACGCTGACCCGCGAAGTGGGTAAAGCTGGCTCTTTTGAGTTTACCATGCCGCTGGGCAATGTGGCACACTCTGCGCTGCAAAAGCTGCGCACTACGGTAGAGGTGGAACAGGACGGCGTTTCCATCTGGCAGGGCCGTCCCATGAGCCATGAACAGGATTTTTTGATGCGTCAGAAAATCTACTGCGAAGGGGAGCTTGCATATCTGAATGATAGCGGCATTGCGCCGTACGCTGCAAAAAATGTGAGCTTTTCGCAATTTTTGGAATGGATCTGCGATAACCACAACGGAATGGTAGATGCATACAAAGCTTTTACTCCTGGCAATGTGCAAATGGACATTCCCATGATCGTGCCCTATATCGACGGCATCAAAGTCGTGCAGGTGGGTTACAGCTACGATTCTAATGATGGAGATTACATTTACCATTGGGGAATTGTAGATCCCGTGGATGGAAAGACGAATATTTTCTATGAGGAAACAGAGATCAACAAAGCTTCCTGCCTGAGCTGGGAAATCGATGAAGAGCACATTGCGGAAGGTCGCATTATTTCACGGATTGGAAGCAACAATTTCCGCGTGCGTTTGTTTGCAGCCTATGTAAAGGGCAAAACGTACGCTGCAAAGGTCGAAGTGAAAAAAGCCGAAATCGTCTGCGGTACTTGCAACAAGAATTTTGGCACGTACTCCATTTATAACGTTGAGCAGGCATCTGAATCCAAGACTTTTAAAATCACCGAGCAAAACGGGAAATATAGTCTTGCTATCAACGGCAAGACGGATCCCCGCTTTTTGTTTGATGTGAAGGAACCTACATACAGCTTTGGCGATGGAAAAAACTACGGCATTACATGGGACATCTTGCAGAGTGAGCTGGTTGAAAAGTACGGCGGATATCTGGTGCTGCGCCATGCAGAAGATCATGACGGAAAACCGCGCCGGTATCTGGACTATCTGCAGGCGATCACCGATAAAAACACCCAGACGGTGGCCTTTGGAACAAACTTGCTGGATTTGACCAACAACGTCAAAGCAGAGGATATCTACACGCGGGTGATCGCGGTAGGTGCCAAAAAGATAACATGGCTTGTTTTTTCATGGGGAGAAACCATTACAGAAACCGCAAACGATCTGGCTGCGCAAAAGCTTTTTGGCATCATCACAAAAGTGATCTTTATTGAAGGCATCGAAAGCACGCCGCAGTCTTTGCTGGATGCGGCAGAGGAAGAACTCGCCAAAAATCTGCGCTATCTGAACGGCATGACGGTCAAAGCGGTCGATCTGAAAGACGCTGATATTGATGTCAGCCGTATTGCAATTGGAAAGCAAACGCACATTTTCTCTGCACCGCATGGTGTAGATACCTGGTTGCTGTGTTCCAAGCTTGTGGAGCCGTTGGATTCGCCGGATAAAAAGGAGTTTACATTTGGCACTGAGTTTTCCAGCATCAGCGACCTGCAGGCTTTGAGTGCACGCAAAGCGTCCGATGCTTACGATTTGAGTCGATCACTCAAAGGGTACATGTCAGGCTAATGAGACAGGAGGTGTTTTATGGATAAAACTTTTGATGAAGCCATTGCGGGAATCCGTAAGGCTGAGCGCGGCGTGGAAGTCCGCGAGGACATTGCACAAGGCATGGAGTACGTCAAGCAGTACGCCGAGGAAGTGACAGACCAGCAGCAGGCCGCCCTGCAGGCCGCTCAGACCGCCGCCGGAGCAGCCAGCACCGCGACGAAAAAGGCCGCAGCAGCTGCAGAGAGCGAAAGCGCCGCCCGGACCTCCGCCGCCGAAGCAGCCCAAAGCGCACAGTCAGCATCCGCAGACGCAAAGAGCGCGGGAAGCTCTGCCGCTTCTGCCAAAGCTGAAGCGGACAGGGCTGCCGCCATCGTGAGCACCGACAAGACGCTAAGCGTCGAGGGCGCTCCGGCTGACGCAAAAGCTGTTGGCAATGCGCTGAAAGGCGTGATAAGCGCAGACGCTGTAAAGACCTTGATTGCAGACGCTCTGGCAGAAGACCATGCCAAAATCAAATTTTGGATTTCGGAAGACCCCACCAGCCCCGCCGCACTGTTCGGCGGTACATGGCAGGAGATTGCGTTTAACCGCGTGCTGATGGGTGCTGGCAGCGGCCACGCAGCGGGCACCACCGTGGAGGCTGGACTGCCGAACATCACGGGCAGCTTAAGAGAAGTAAACGCAGATTCCTCCCCATTCCGTGGTTCAAAAGAAGGTTTGTCGAAATCGGGAGCTTTAAAATTCACAGAAATTAGTACTTCTTGGGGTGGCTACAGTAGTGCGTCAGGTTCAACGTACAATATTTCTTTTGATGCTTCCCTCTCGAACTCAATCTACGGCCGCAGCGCCACCGTGCAGCCTGCCGCCTACTATGTGCACATCTGGCGGCGCGTGGCATGAGAAAGGAGGTTTTGAACCATGAAGATCATTGATGAGACCGGCGCGGTCGTGGAAAACCCGGACCTGACCCTTGGGTATCTGACCACCAGCACCGAAGAGGTTACCCACCCCGCCGTAGAGGGCGTGGAGGAGCAGTGGCACTGGGAGACCGTAACCGAGTATCCGAACGGTGGCAAAGACGTGCAGAAGGTCGTTGACCGCCCCGGCGTTCAGGCGCAGGAGGAATGGGTGGAACAGGTGCCCATCCAGAAGTACATACGCTACACCGCCGAAGAGCTGGCCGCGCAGGAGGAAGAACGCAAAAAGGCCGAAGCCCGGGAGAAGCTGCCGGAGACGGTGGCGGCACTGCAAAAAGAAAACAAGATGCTCAAGCAATGCTTGCTTGAAATGAGCGAGATTGTTTATGCATAAAATCACACAAAAATTAGAAAGGATGGTACGTATGATGGCAATGTTGTGGGCACAGGAAATTATGTCTGCTGAGACTATGGAGGATGCAAAGGCTCTGTATGAGCGCTGCCCCCGCCTGCTGAAGGAGAAGGTCAAGGCAATTCTTATCAAGAGCGGCTTTGAGGAGATCACGCAGTAAGGAGGACGCTATGACTGAAATCATGGACGTGTCCCGGTATCAGGGCACGATCGACTGGGAGAAGGTCAAGGCAAGCGGGAAGGTGGACGGTGTAATGATTCGCGCCATGGGCAGCAGTGCAAAGGGCAGGCCCAGCGCACCCTACACTGACCCACAGTTTGCCCGCAATTACAGCGAGTGCAAGCGGTTGGGCATCCCCTGCGGCGTGTATGGCTACTTTAAAGCAGTCAACCGGGAGCAGGCCGACAAGGAGCTGGCCTATTTCAAGAAGCTGCTCACCGGCCGGAGCTTTGAGCTGCCGGTGGCCGTGGACATCGAGGACGAGGTGCAGCAGCCGCTTGGCAAGGCCGCGCTGACCGACCTGACAGCTTACATGCTGAGCACGGTGGAAAGCTGGGGCATGTACGCTCTGCTCTACACCGGCCTGTGGTTCGGCAGCACCTTCCTCTACATGGGCGGCGCGGCCCTGAAGCCCTACGATGTGTGGCTGGCTGCCTACCGCACGAAGAAGCCCGCTCCCAGCTGGCCCTTTGGCATGTGGCAGTATACCAGCAAGGCCCGTGTACCCGGTGTGACCACCAACGTGGACATGTCCCACGCATACAAGGACTATGCGGGTATCATCAGCAAGAAGGGCCTGACCCGTCTCCGGGAGGGTAAATGACCGAAAAAGAAGCTTTACTGTGGGTGCTGGGCATCTTGGGCAGCCTGTGCGCTGCGGCCATCACCATCGACAAGGTGCTGGACATCATCCACAAGTACATCAAAAAGGCGCAGGCCCCCGACGATGCGCAGAACAAGCGAATGGATACGCTCGAAAAAAGACTTGGCGTGCTGGAACAGGGACAGCTTCAGCACGCACAGGCCCTTGCAAGAGACCTGCGCCGCTTTGACGGCCTCGATGAAGAGATGCGTCTCGTACTCGTTGGCGTACAAAATCTTTTGGATTCACAGCTGTCCGGCAACAATCGCGAAGGTATGCAAAAAAGCAAATCCGATATTAACAACTACCTGCTGAAAGGAGTAACAAATCATGGAAGTAATGTTTAATTTTATCCCCGCACCCATCGCACTGGTACTGATGTTCATCGGCTTTGCCGCGCTGGCTGTTGGTGCCATCCGTCTGGGGTACAAGCAGTACGTCAAGGAATGGGCGCTGGAGCTCGTGACTATCGCCGAGGACAGCATCATGGGCAGCGGTCAGGGCGCAAAGAAAAAGGCTCAGGTTTTTGCAGCGCTGCGCGGCGCACTGCCGGACTGGCTGAAGCCTTTCATCACCGATGAAGTGCTGGACAGTGTGATTGAAAAGGCTGTCAGCATGATGAAAAAGGCGCTGGCAGACAAGAAGCCTACCATCAACAAGGAGTAATTTATGATCGAGCAAAGCGTATCTCTCGCATCCAATGGCGTCGTCAAAGTGCCGGGCTATGAGCAGCTGGTGCGCTTTGGCTACACCAAGAACCGGGGTGTGTACCGCCTGCACGTCGATGCAACCGGCGAGTGGGCAGGGCTGACCATTCGGGCGTTTTGGCACGTCCCGGACGGCAAAGACCCGCCCTCCTCGCTTGTGGTGGACGGCTATGTGGCCGTGCCCGCCAGCGTGACCGCACAGCCCGGGAGCGGGTGCGTCACCTTTGAGGGCAGCGACGGCACTAAGACCGTCACCAGCGCAGACCTGCGGTATCGTGTCAGTGCCAACTCCGGCACAGAGGACGGCACCATGCCGGAACCGGGCACCCCTGCATGGCAGCAGTTGGTGGATGCCGTGCACGCCGATGCCAGAGAAGCGGCCACCAGTGCTGGCAATGCAGACCAGAGTGCTCAGAAAGCCGCTGACAGCCTGCAGGAGCTGAAGGACGGCATTGCAAACGGTGATTTCAAAGGCGAGAAGGGCGACCCCGGCCCTGCCGTAGCACTGGACACCACCCTTACCCATGAGGGCGAAGCCGCTGACGCAAAAGCCACAGGTGACGCTATCAGCGCAGTAAAGGTGAGGCAGAACGTCCTCATAGGCAGTGAAACAGGCAACCCGCTCAGCGTTGACGACGCTTTCCCTGCTCCCCTGTGCGGCCTGACCGTGTACGGTAAGAGCACGCAGGCCGGCACACCCACACCGGATGCCCCTGTGCCTATCGTGAGCGCTGGTGACGGCGGGAGCGTGGCGGTGACCTTGAGCGATGGAAACGGCAAAACACAAACTCTCACGCTCCCCACACCCAACGGCTTACCCGGCATCCCTGTCACCTCTGGCGGCAACTACATTGACCAAAGCGGCCAGCAGTGGGTGTGCGACGAGATGGACTTGGAGAGAGGGGTGAAGGTGCAGAGGATTGGAAAGGTTGCCATTGAACATTGTATTGTGTCTCGTGACCCGAATTGGTGGGACGCAAGTAAAAGCTACAGCTATCAAATTCTTACATGGCAAGGATCTGTTAATACAACCATCGAGAGTGGCGGCCCATGTAATTGTTTTATCGCTTACACGTTTATTGACTTCTACAACAAGGGCATTGAAAACGGTTTTATTATATCGGCGGGTGAAAGTGTTTTTAACATGTCCAAGTCTTTAGGTATTTGCACTACACCGAACGAGTTCAAGACGTGGTTCAACGAGAATGTTGTGCTTTACAAACCTCTCGCCACCCCCATCGAAACTCCGCTCACTCCTGACGAAATCGCCGCCTACAAAGCCCTCACCGCGTACGGCCCTGACACGGTGGTGCAGGCGGGTGACGGTGCGGGGGTCAAGCTGGGGTATCAAAGGGATGTAAACATTGCCATCAAACGCATTGAGGACGCAATCGCGTCCATGACCTAAGGAGGTATACATGGCACTCAAAAGCAAAGCTCGGCATGACCTGACCCTGCGCTCCATCAAACGGGAGATTTCCGCTGGACGTGACGTGGCATACTGGCTGGACAAGACGTACACCCATCTGGACAGCGGTTTGCTGACGGAGGACGATATCGCAGAGGTGGAAGCCCTTGCACAGGCGTACTATGATGCGCTGGACGCGAAGGACAAGGCGAACGCTGAGGAAATCACACTGTAAGGAGGCATAACACATGAACGCAGTAAATATCGAAGATTTGCTCGATTTGATTGAAACCATGAAACGCACATCTGCGGATGAAATTATCGCCGCATCAAAAGAGAACAACGAACTGGAGCGCATCGCACACATCGCAACGGAAGCAACTTATAAGGCTGTTATCGAAAAGTTGGAAAACCTCCGCGTGTATGCAGTAACCGTTTTGGATAGCAAGGAGTAACACCATGAGTAGCACTACATACGAGCATTTTGTTGACACCAACAAAATGTACGCCACACACGGACGTTTTCTTGGCCTTACGAAAACATACCATCTCGGCAATGTCAACAAACTGGTGACGTTTTGTCACCGGTTTGCCGCGCTTGGCACTATGGTGCGCAACGCCGGACAGCTGCCGCAGCCTTTCTGGCTCGGTGCAGGCTTTGGCGGCGGCTCGCATAGTCTTTCCGCCAGCGTTGCAAGGGCTTAATGCAGAACAGATAAAAGCTGTGATAAAACGTGCGCCGCTTGGGAGGTATGACCGGAAAATCGCCCGGTTGCGGTACGTTGACCAGCTATGCCAAGTTGATATTGCAGCGCGTGTGCCGTATTGTCGGACATCAATCGGCAATAGGCTGAAAATTATTGATGAAAAGCTAGACGAAAGGAGCTCACCGTGAACATCGAAAATCTTCCGACCGCAAATCTTATTACAGAGCTTCGCAAACGCGAGGGCGTGAAAACGACCGTTGCTGAGCCCTATCAGGACGCAACGGTAAGCGTCAACGGCCCTGCGCTGGTTCTTGTCGTGACGGATTGATTGTGGTATAATAACATCAACAAATCCTCCCGGCCTCTCGAAGAAGCGCATTAGGGCGGATATCTGAACCCGCCAAGCCTCTCGACGATGCGTATCATGGCGGGTCTTTTTCGTTGATACAGTCTCCCGCCTGCCTACTTGCAGTGCGTACCATGCGGGAGACGATTTTATATGGTGATGCTTATGTGCAATACAAAAGAAGAACGAGTGGCAAGAATCGCAAAATACTACACCACTTTTCACTTGCTTGGCGATTGGTACATCGTGCGATTCTGGCCTAGACACTGCCACAGTTGGACGCGGTTCATTCCGTTTTACATTCCTATGCACTTAGGAGACCCAGATTGAAAGGCTACAGCCTTTGTAGAGAGCAGCATCGCCTGTGGACGGTTCCGCTCTTGATTTTAGACTTTGCTGTTTTGGCAGCATAAAACCCCCGGTGTTCCGTGTGGAGCATCGGGGGTTTCTTTATGCCATTGCCAGCGCCTCCTTTATCGTCTTGCAGCGGCAGGACACACTGTGCATGAACCGGCTCGCTTCTTCGTAGGTGACAAAACGGACGGTGGCGTCTGCAGCGACTTCCTGTTCGGCATAAACGGAGACGGGATGGAGGTGAGCTCTCCGCTCAAGGTGGTGCAGAACTCGTCATAGTGGCTCATCCCATCTTCCGTGATGAGATAGGGTTTCTTGATTTTGCTGTTCATAAGGTTCAACCTTCCTTTCAGTTATATAAAGCCCACGGATTTCATCCGGTTAAGGTTATAGCAGATTATAATGCTCTGCCAACAGGAACTTGACGTATGTGGGGCACGCACGCTTTTCGCCGCACCAGTCCTGCACGGTGCGCCGCGGGACGCCTGCCTGCTTTGCAAAAGCGGTCTGCGACAGGCCAGTGCGGGCTACCAGCTCTCTCATTGGAAGACGAGCTAAATCCCAGATGGTGGACAGCCTTGCCTTCTCGGCGTCCAGATCAACGCACCCATCGGCATCGTCCGGGATGCTGAGGGTGACATTGTTGAGGAACGCTGCCCGAGATGTTTCCGGGTCGGCAGCCATAATAAAGAGTTCAGCAGTAGTATACATAGTCTTCTCCTTCTTAAATCTCCCCGGTCGATGTTCGCACATCGGCTGGGGACTTTTCTTTACTCCATATCTTCCAGAGCTTCAAGATACTTCGGGTAAAGGTCTTCCACTACGGCCTGTCTCTCAACGTCGTCCAGATTGCCGTTCATGAGTGCCTCACCCTCTTCATCGGAGAGTTCGATGCTGGTAGTGACCATCAGGTCGCGAGCGTCCAGATGAGAGGTTTTGACGTCGCCATCATCGGTCAGGTGCGCGTAGATCATCCAAACGCCGTTGTCGTACTCGACTTCGGTGCCGGTGGCCATAACTTTGGCTGCAAACTCGTCAGCAGTAAGCTTTTTCATAATTGTTACCTCCATGTGTTTGTTCGTGGTCTTTCACTGTCTTTATTATACACGCATTGCGTGTAATTGTCAAGGCTTTTTTGAAAATTTTATACGCGTTGCGTGCAAATGTTTGAGCGCTCATACGGCCCTGTGCTGTGTGGGCGCTTTTCTTTTTTGTCCTTCGTTGTGCGTTCGTTGTCTCTCACGGCGGTTTAAAAAAGTACACTGGGCGCAAAGGGAGGGTGCACCATGTGGCACAGGTTTAATCCAAACCCGCGCGGGAGCAGCGTCGGGGACTGCGCAGTGCGGGCGGTAGCAGCGGCCACCGGTCAGAGCTGGGAGCAGGCGTATATTGCGCTGGCGCTCACCGGCTACGCCCTCGGCGATATGCCCAGTGCCAACCGCACATGGGGCGCATACCTTCAAAAACGCGGGTTCAAGCGCCGCATGGTGGAGGCAGACTGCACCACCTGTTACACCGTGGCGGATTTTGCCAGGGAGTACCCACTCGGTGTGTATGTGCTGGGATGCTCCGGCCACGTTCTGACCGTGATCGACGGTGCGTGGTGGGACAGTTGGGACAGCGGCGCAGAATGCCCGATCTACTACTGGTATAAGGAGGAGTAAACGATGCCTTACAATCCGTATGCGTATCAGATGCCGACATACTACGGCCAGCCAATGCCAGACAACCTCACTCAACTCAGGCAGGGAGTGGGCTATCAGTCTCCCATGATGCAGCAGCCGGCAGCACAGACAGCACAGGCTACGCCATCCATCATCTGGGTGCAGGGAGAAGAGGGCGCAAAAGCCTATATGGTCGCCGCAGGCAACAGCGTACTGCTGATGGACAGCGAAAACAGCGCTTTTTACATCAAGAGCACTGACACCAGCGGGATGCCGCTGCCTCTCCGCGTCTTTGACTACAAGGAACGCACCACGGCGACAAAAATGCCCCCTCAGACGGCGCAGCAGCCTGGCGGGGAATTTGTCACCCGAGCAGAGTTTGACGCTCTGGCAGCCCGCTGTGCGGCGCTGGAAAAGCAAGAGCCCGCAAAGCCTGAAACGGAGGTCAAGTAATTATGGCAAACCCTCTTTTTAACGTTCTGAGCGGCGGTATGCCTGCCATGTCCGGCCCTATGGGCCAGTTCGGACAGATGATGCAGCAGTTTCAGCAGTTCAAGGCCAACTTTCAGGGCGACCCCAAAGCAGAGGTGCAGAAGCTCTTGCAATCAGGCAAGATGTCGCAGGAGCAGCTGAACCAGCTTCAGGCGATGGCGCAGCAGTTCCAGCAGTTTTTGCCTCATTAAGTCGTAACCGTGGCCACGGTTCAAGCATAAAAATCATTCAAAACACACGAAAGGAGTACAAAAATGTCTCTTTCTTCCGATTCTGCGGTTCTGACCATGCCTGTTCAGCCCGCAAACACCAACGGCGGCAACGGCTTTGGCTTTGGCAATGATGGCGCATGGTGGATCATCATCCTGTTCCTGTTCGCCTTCTGCGGCGGCTGGGGCGGCAACTGGGGCGGCAATGGCAACACCGGTGCCGGTGTCGTTGACGGCTACGTCCTGACCTCCGATTTTGCCAACATCGAGCGCAAGATGGATGGTATCAACAACGGCATGTGTGATGGCTTCTACCAGCAGGCGCAGCTTGTCAACGGCGTGCAGCAGACCGTAAACAACGGCTTTATGTCCGCAGAGATCAGCCGTGCAAACCAGCAGGCGGCGTTCATGCAGCAGCTGTTTGCCATGCAGATGCAGCAGCAGGAGTGCTGCTGCGAGAACCGCTCTGCCATTCAGGGCGTCAACTACAATTTGGCCACCCAGTCCTGCGAGACCCGCAACACGGTGCAGAACACCACCCGGGACATCATCGACAACCAGAACCAGAACGCCCGCGCCATCCTTGACGCCCTGACCGCACAGCGCATCGAGGCAAAGGACGCAAAGATCGCTGAGCAGGGTCAGCAGCTGTTCGCAGCACAGCTTGCGGCATCTCAGGCAGCCCAGAACGAAACGCTCAAGGCCTACATGAGCGGTCAGCTGGCCTACTACAATCCGCGCCCCGTGCCCGCATTCCAGGTTCCTGCACCTTACCAGTACGGTAACTGCGGCACCGGTTGCGGCTGCGGCAGCTGCGCATAACCGAATCACGACAGCTTTTTGAGTGGTTGTTTCCAAAATGGAAATGCCCACATCAAAATGTTCAGCCCCTGAGCTGATTTTGCAAACCAGAGCGCCGGGGCAGCAGTCCCGGCGTTTTTTCTATGAAAGGAGCCGATAAAATGGCTGAATTTAGCAACTCCAACACCGTCATCGTGGCGGCGGGTGAAAACCTTCCCCTGACCGAGACCGCAGTGAAAGCCCCTGCTTGTATCGTGCACCGTGAGGGAAGCGGCCTTGTGACCTTGCGCGGTCCGACCAGCGGGCAGTGCCGGGCCCGTTTCAAGGTAAGCTTTGGCGGCAATATCGCCATTCCCACCGGCGGCACTGTTGGTCCCATTTCCGTGGCGCTGGCTGTCGGCGGTGAGTCGCTGACCAGCGCGACAGCCATTGTCACCCCGGCGGCAGTCGAAAATTACTTCAACGTTTTCGTGGCTGCGTTCATCGAGGTGCCGCGTGGCTGCTGCGTGACCGTGGCGGTTAAAAACACCAGTACGCAGGCAGTCAGCATTGCAAACAGCAATCTGATCGTTGAGCGGGTAGCATAAGAAAGGAGATAAAGTCATGCTGGATAAATTGAATCATCTGAAGGATGAGATGTGCGACGAGCTCATGGAGCTGACTGACAAAAAGAACCGGTCCCCTGGCGATATCGAAATGATCGGCGAGATCGTGGACATCATTCTGGACATCCACCGCATCGAGGATTACTACGAGGACGGCGAGTATAGCCGTGCGGGCGAGTGGGAAGCTGACATGCGCGGGACTTTCGGCCACGATGCCGGAAACGGTTACAACCGGGGCAACAGCTATGCCAACCGCGGCCGTCACTATGTGCGCGGGCACTACTCCCGCACGGATGGCCGTGAGCGCATGATCTCCGACATCGAGGACATGATGCAGGAAGCCACCGGTGCAGAGCGTGACGCCTACAAGCGGGCCGCTGACATCTTGCGCAACGCATAAGGGAGGAGGGCGGCAGGCATGGACATTGACGAGATCAACGAGCATATCCGCAAGCTCAAGTGCGAAGAAACCAGTTGGCAGAGCGTCAACAAGCTTGCTGCCCTTTGCACTGTGCGAGATGAGCTAAAAGAAAAACAAGATTCAGCGTCCAATATTGAGGCCGTGCCAGAGCCGATGCTCCAGGCATACTCTACATCCGGGCCGCCTCAAAGCGAGTTTGTGGAAGCTGCAAGCGCCGCCCCTTTTGGCGCGCTGATGGATATTCTGGACGAGCATATGAGCGCCATTAAGCTTGTGTATCCCAAGGAATATGAGCTTGTGATGCGAAAAATAAGGACAATTTGATTGCATCATTGCAATATTTTTGCAAATGTGATAGACTAGCCAAAACTCAAGTTCAAACTTCATAAGCTAACAATAAGCAAACAAATCTAATTATTATAACGATATACCGCAAAATATATTTGATTTGTAATCAGTGGGTTGCAGGTTCAACTCCTGTCACCAGCTCCAAAAATAAACGCACGAACGATAAAAATAAATCGTCCGTGCGTTTTTCTTTTTGCTTGAAACGCCTTAAAATATCCTGAATGAACGTGATAATCTAACAAACAGTCTAACAAATCAGTACTTCATCTTCTGCATTTCCTGCAACAAATAGGCTGGATCGTTGTGGGACACGTACTTGTTGGCCGTGGTGGAGAAATTTTTGTGCCCGAGGATGGCCTGCACGGCGGTCTTTTCCAGACCACACTCCACCATCTTGCTGCCGGCTGTATGGCGCAGCGTGTGTGGATGCACGCCCTCTATATGGCATTCCTGCATCAACGCCCGGAACTTTGTAGCCACGTTGCGCTTATCCAGCTTTGTGCCGGCCTTGGATGGAATCAGCCATTCACACCCGCTGTCCAGCATCCAAAAGGCAACGATCTTGTAAATGGGATCAAGGATGGGGATGATGCGGTTCTTGCCCGCTTCTGTCTTTTCACCGCCCTGCATGTACCGCTCTTTCAGGTGCACATCCTCGCAGCGCATAGAAAGCAGTTCGTCAATGCGCATACCGGTATAAAGCAGCACCATTGCGATTTGCGCCGTCTGCCCAAATTTCGGGTCATTCTGTCGGCTGCTGATTCGCTCGATCTCTTGAGCGGTCAGGGTGCGCTCTGCTTTTCCTGTAGCCGCCGGGAGCTGCAGCAGCATGGCGTAATTTTTGTTTATGATGTCCTGCGCCATTGCCCACTCGCAGATCTGGCTGAAAAGTGTGCGCTGCTTTTCGCAGGAGCTGCGGGAGAGCCCATTTTCCACCATTGCGTCAATGACCTGTTGATAATCTGCCGCTTTCAAGTCCCGCAATTGTCGGTCGTATAGCGGCGCAGCCTTTGCATAGGCCAGCTCGTACCCCTTTTGCATGTCTGTGCTGAGTTTTTCAAATTTGGGCTGCGCTTTCCATTGGGCATAGGCATCCGCAAAGGTGCACTTCAGACGCGCTGCGGGGGTGTTCTGGGCGTTGTAAGCGTCTAATGCTTGTACGGCTTCGCCTGCCGTTTCAAACGTGCCCAGAACGTCCCTGCAGGCCGTAAGCGCCACATACGGTCTTGCCCGCGCCCCGCTCAGTTTATACACGCTGCCGCTGCCCTTTGGACGGCGGCGCTTTTTTCTTTGCTGCGGGGCGGCTTCCGGCTGCTTCTTCCCGCACCACGGACAAAAAGAAGCACCATCCGGGATCTCTTTCCGGCAGCATGGTCTCACGCATTTCATGGCTTACTCCTTTTTCTGCCCGATATATCCGAAGGCACCATTTTCAGCAGCGGCCCTTCCGGCCTTGTAGTTGATCTTCAGGTCGTCAATGGGAGGGTGCGGAGCGTCCGGGCATGGGTCTAATCCCATGCTCTGGGCAAAGTTGTATTGGTCGATGATTGTTCCGCATATGCTGACCCGGTTATTGAGCGGGCAGTGCAAATTTGCAGCTATCTCCGATATGACAGCAGGCGGGCTGCTGCCGTGACTGCCTTTCAGTATGAAGAGAAGCAGCCTTTTTGTCAGTGGCGGCAGGCTTACCACGAGACGGCGCAACTCCGCGTTTAGCTCATCGTCCGCCTTTCCGTCATCCGGCACTTTGTACAGATCCGGGTGGGTCATCTCCATGAACACTGTGATGGGCGACACGCCACACGCCGTGCACCAGTCCATGATCTCGTCACTGTCCGGGCTGGTGCATCCTTTTTCCCAGCTCTGCACGGTGCGCTCTCCTTTTTCGATGCGCCTTGCAATCTCCGCTTGGCTCAGGCCAGCAGACACCCGCGTTTTTGCAAGTGCCTTTCCGATTTGGCTCGCTGTAAAATAACTCATACTTTCACCCCCATAAAACCAGTGTGTTTTTAACAAAAAATGGCGCAGAAAAAGTCTGCGCCATTCGACAAATTTTATCCGTATTTTGTTTTCCAACGGCGCATGGTAAAATCTGGATTATAAATCGTAGACGTGCACAAAAGAAAGGAGAAAACAAAATGGATTTTGAGCAAAGAAGCGGTAAAGAAGTTGAAACGACCATCATCGACGGAATGCCTGCCAGCATCCTGACCGGCACCGACCGCACCCCTGCACCCTGGGAGGAATGAGTTATGAAAAATCTGTCACACTTTCGCACCCATGCCCGTGCCCTGCTGGCCTGCTATTTGGATATGACCCCGGAGCAGCAGCGCCTTGCTCGCGCTTACATTCAAGATAAGGCCCTGCCGGAGGTGCAAGCCCTGCGTAACGCAGCCGGTACGCCCGGCGGGGCGCTGGCTGCTGATCTGTTGCAAAATTTGCAACAGCCTTGCAACCGCGAATAGCAACGTGCATTTTTTGCACATTGCTCGTGCAAAACGCGCGTTTTCCGCGAATAAGCTGAAATGTCAGCGTAAATCCACATTTTTCAGCGTATTTTTCCGCTGAAAGAAGGGAACGAATAGGGATTGACGACAACAACCAGCGGTTTTATAATATGGTTGTAAACAGGTTTACAGGCCAAGCAACTGAGACTTCTTTGCGTTGTACTCCGCTTCCGTGATGGCGCCCATATCCAGTAGCTGCTTAAACTTCAAAAGCTCATCAGCGGCGCTGGGGGCAGCCGGAGCGGCAGCCTGCGGCTTCTCCTGGCTGACTTTGCAGCTCTTGAGAAACATAGTCATTCCGCCTGGATAAACCGTTGTCGGCAAGCTGCTTTCGCCCAGTGGAAGCGCAAAGTGGATAGACACGCTCTCTTTACTGCGGCCCTTGCGGGTCTCTGTTTTAGCGGTGGCAGCGCCCACGATCGCACCCACAGGCCCGGCAACGGCAGCGCCTATCACGGCACGGCCAATACCGCCTTTGGTCTCTGTCACCGTCAAATCGTCAGGCATATCAGATTCATAACCGGCGACTTCATCAAAGCTGTAGATCATGCGAGGGCCTTTATCACCACTGCGGTGTCCAATGCAAAACATCCGGTTGGGTTTGTCAATCGACACAAAGAGTGCGTCACCATCATAAATGGAATCGGTTTCTTCGAACGCCTTCCGACGCTGTTCCAGTGTAGCCCAGTAGTCCGCAAGGGCAGCTGTCGGTTGCTTTGCTGCCCGGATGCCCAATTTTGAAAAGAAAAAGTTGCTGCAGCTGGCGCAAATCAAGCCGTCAACGCTTTTCTCACGGTTCAGCAGACCCAGCTTGCCGCCGCAGACCGGACAGGTATTTGCCATGATTACACCTCATCTTTTGATTTTATAAAATTCTGCATTTTGTCAAAACGTAAAACCACACAACCCATCATTGAATTTGTAATTCGTTCATCCGAAAAAGAATCTTTCCACTTTTGAATAGAGTTTGCTTTTCCCTTTTGAGTTTTCAAAGTCAGGAGTTTTTCCAGCTGCTTGATATAAGAATTTTCGACAACAACCTCAAAAAGGTCAACGAGAGAAAATTTCATCATGTTATAAAGCTCAGTAGGGCTAAAATCAAATTTGAACCCCATCCTCTCATACTTCTTGAGCTCATCGAGCGTATCAAGAATCATATCATATCTTGAAAATAGAATATCGATATCTGAAGTTCTCTCTATCACTAGAAAAGAGTCCAAAACCTTCCGTATCCGTTCCGGTATTGTTTCTTCCGGGAAATCCACAAATTCCTCCCCGGTGTCAGGGTCGATTAAAACAACGGGCTCTGGTGATTTGCTCCACTTAGCGTTCGGGCGCACAAAATGCAACGACTCTTGGACTTCGGGATCATCTTTTTTCTTGAAGACCGCATTGATAACCCGCGTGATATTTTTTCGAAATCCAACATTCCATATCACGGGAACCACCTCACACATATTAAATTTTACATCACATAGGAGGCATCAGAATGAACACCACAGACCGACAAGGCTACATTGACGCAATTATCAAACTGCTGGAAAAGGCAGACCTGCGCAAGCTGCGCCTGGTCTGGGTTTACGCCAGCAGGCTGATTAAATAAATCAAGGTAGCAAAAGAAGGGGAACCCTTACGGGTTTCCCTCTTTTTTTTGCAGCTTTCTCGCCATCCGCTCAAGAAATTTCCAGTCTTCGGGCTCCAGATCGGCCAGAACTTCCACAAACTGCCGTTTGAAGCTGTCTTCTTCGTTCGCCGTAATGTCAGCGAGAAAAGCAGCCAGCTTCTCCGACTGGGTTATCTGGTTGAACATCTCTCCTTCGCCTGTCCGCAGCCACGTCTCGTTGACGTTAAACTCACGGCAGATGTCGGAGATCGTTCGGTCGCTGGGAACCTTCCGGCCTGAACAAAGCTCAGAAACGAAGGGCTGAGAAACACCAAGACGGTTGGCAAAGTCAACCTTCTTGATATTAAGCGCTGCAATGATTTGCTCGATTCGAGTGTTCATTAGCGACGCCTCCTTGCACCTTTATTATACAGCAAGCACAAAGCCGTGTCAATAGAAAAAATTAGCTGAGCGAAGAAAAAAGTGTTGACATGATAGCCCAGCTATGCTATAATATAGCCAAGCTAAGAAGCACAAGCAAACAGGAGGACAAAAACATGAACGCACTTTCTATTAACATCCCGGCAAACTTCGCCGCAGATTGCAATAACACCCTCAAGCGGTACAACGCCGCCCAGACCGACGCCGAGCGCCGTGCGGTGCTCGATCGCCAGACCGTGCAGGGCCTGTGGTGGGCGATCAAGTTCGTCTGCCAGCTTCAGACCGCTTACATGAGTGAGAAGGAGCTGAAGCACGCGATCCGCCTCACCCACTTCCGCGGCACTGTGTGCCCGGAGTTTAAGGCATGAGAGGGAAATCTATTGACCCACCTGATGATGGCCCTGTGGCAAGGGCCGAAACCACCCGGCAGCCAGCCGGGCAAGGTCGTGGGTGCCAACCACAGAAGGAGTTGATTATATGGCAAAGGCAAAGGCAAAGAAGAACCGCACCGATCTGGCTGCAGAGCGGTACAGCATCCCCATTGACGGGGCCCACGCTGCGGACGCGCTGGTAAACGAGCTGTTTGATTCGCTGGATCCGCGCGACAAGCAGACCCTGCTCTGGATGGGCATGGGCATGGCCGCGGTGCGCAAGAACGACCGCCAGAACCAGCAGGACGGGGTGGCGTAAAATGACAGTTAACCAGTTGATCGATACATTTTATAACGCATTTCTGGGCAAGAGCCGCTTTGTGATCTACGATGGCGACAAAGCCCCGGTGTACAGCGGGCTTGTTGTTGGTGACTTCTGGAAGCGCTTTGGCAAGCGCGAAGTCAACTGCTTTGCAGTGGATGAAGTCCAGAACAGCCACGTTGCAAAGACCGTCATTATTTATTTGAAAAAGGAGTGAAAACATGACAAATGAAAATTTGACCCCGGTTTTGATTTCGGGCGTGTCCTGCTATGAGCGGGACGGCACCGCATATCTTCGGCTTGAAGATGTGGCCAGGGGACTGGGTTTTACGACCGTTGCCACAAGTGGCAATGAGATTGTTCGATGGGCAAGAGTCCGCAAGTATCTTGAGGATTTTGGCATTGCAACAAGTTGCGATGGCCATCTTCCCGACTACATCCCCGAAAACATCTTTTACCGGCTGGCCATGAAGGCGAAGAACGAGACCGCCGAGAAGTTTCAGGCGCTGGTGGCAGACGAGATCATCCCCAGCATCCGCAAGACCGGCAGCTACTCGATCGTGCAGGCAGACCCGAACTTGCCGCCGGAGCTGGCAATGGTGGAGGGCTTGCTGAACAGCATGAAGCAGATGTACTCCACCCAGCAGCGCCACGACAAAGCCATTGAACAGCTGACCGAGAGCATGGACACCATGAAGGAAGTAATGACCACGGATGTCAATGGTGACTGGCGCACAGCTTGCGGGCACGCGATTCAGGCAGTTGCCCGGAAACTGGGCGGCGGCAAAGCCTATGAAGAAGCCTGGAACGAGGTTTACACCGAAATGGAGCGCAATGGCTTCTTCGTTCGCCGCCGTCTGGAGAATCGCAAAAAGAGCGCCGCTGCGCAGGGCATGTCCCCTACTTACGTTCGCAAGCTCAATGCGTTGGATATCATTGCGGACAGCAAGGACAAAAAGCTCATGTCTGCGTTTATCAACGCCACCAAGAAGCTGGCTGCGGCACACAGTGTCCGTATGGACAGGCTGAACGAGCTTCCCGCTGTCGAGGAGCAGCCAGAGCAGACCGCGTTTGACCGCACTTGTGCCCCAGCGGGGAAGCTGATTGATACACGGGACGCCGCAATCAGAGGATAAGGAGGACACCCATGAGTGAAAAGATCATCGCATATAAGGCCATGGACAAAAATATGCAGTGCTGTGGCAAGCAGTACGAGGTGGGCAAGACCTACCATGAAGACAAAGCTGACTGCTGCCACGCTGGTATGCACGCTTGCGAGAACCCGCTGGATGTGCTGCACTACTACCCGTTGAAGGATAGCCCGCGCTTTTTTGAGGTCGAGTGCGGTGGAAACGTGGATAAAAGCGTAGAGGATAGTAAACTGGCCTGCACTGAGCTTACGGTGAAAGGTGAGGTGAATTTTGCAGGGCTGGTAAAAGCTACGTTGAATGCCGTTTTTAATCGGGTGAAGGGCAAAGAGCCTTTTTCCAGCGGACGTTACAGCACGGCGGGTTCCAGCGGCGATTACAGCACGGCGGGTTCCAGCGGCTATTGCAGCACGGCGGGTTCCAGCGGCTATTGCAGCACGGCGGGTTCCAGCGG